TTCCTGGGTCGATCAATCTCAAGCCGGGGCGGGAAGGGTTTGAATCCAAGCTGGTTGAGTTTCACCCTGAACGTGGATTTACCCTTGAAGAAATCTGCGCTGCCCTGAACGTGGTGCCTGCTGAGGCCGATACCGCGCGCATTCGTCGTGTGGAACTCGAGGACGATGGCAAGGACGTGGTGCTGGCGTGGGTTCGCTCGCGCGGGCAATTGATTCGTGAGCGCAACCCCGAAGGCTGGTCGGGCGTGGTCTGCCCTAATGCGGCCTCACACACGGACGGCAACCCCGAGGGTCGTTACCATGCGGTGAATCGCGCTTACGTGTGCCTGCACGCGCATTGCTGTGATTGGGACAGCACGCGGTATCTCGCGTGGGTTGCGGCCGAAGGTGGCCCGTCTGTGTCGCCCGGGCTGCGTGAGGAGTTGCTGGCGCAGGTGATGGGCGACATGCGCGCCAAGATCGCCCCGACTGAAGCCTATCCCGATGCCGCCGCCGCAGTGGTGGCCGAAGTGGATCGCAAGGAATTGGGACGGATTGATAAGGCCGGCTGGTACGACCGCTTTGCCTACGTAATGACTGAGGATGCGTATTTTGACTTGATTGAGCGCCGGGTACTGACACGCCGCGCATTCGACGCGCTATATCGTCACGTGTCGTGCAAGAGCATTCACACGGGGGCGAAAATTGAGGCCTCGGGATGCTATGACCAGAACCGGCAAGCAATGGGTGCGAGGGTGCTGGACGGTCTGACCTATGCCGCTGGTGAATCGGTTCTAGTGGCGCGAGAGGGTCGGGTGTATGGCAACCGTTGGCAAGATGCCCGCCCTGCTACGGCTGTTGCGGACGTCTCCCCGTGGCTCACGCACCTGCACCGCATGGTGCCCGAGGATTACGAACGTGAGCACCTGCTCAACATGCTGGCGCATAAGGTGCAGCACCCGAACGTCAAGATCAACCACGCGGTACTGCTAGGGGGTAACCCTGGCTCAGGGAAGGATACGCTTTTCGCGCCTTTTTTCTTTGCAATTGGTGGTCGTTCAAAGCACAACTGTTCAATTGTGCGCACCGAGGAATTGACGTCGAAGTGGGGTTATGCACTGGAGTGTGAGGTCATGGAAGTGGCCGAATTGCGCCAGTCTGATGCCAAGGATAGGCGCGCGCTTGAAAACACCCTTAAGCCGATCATCGCTGCGCCGCCCGAATACCTGTCAATCGAGCGTAAGGGTTTGCCACCGTATGAGGCGCTCAACCGTCTGCTAGTGGTCGCGTTCTCGAACGAGCGTGCTGCCATTACGATCCCCTCGGATGATCGCCGGTGGTTCTGCCTGTGGAGTGATGCGGGCCGCCTGAGTGAGCGTAACGCGAACGAGCTGTGGTCGTGGTATCAGTCTGGCGGGTTTGAAGCCGTGGCGGGCTTCCTGGCCGCCCGCGACGTGAGCAAATGGAACCCGGCCGCGCCGCCACCTATGACGGAAGCCAAGGCAATTATGGTACAGACAGGCCGATCAGGTGTTGAGTCGCACTTAGTCGAGTTGATGGAGCGTCGTATCGGCGAGTTCGCGTGTGGTGTTGTAGGCGCGCCGTGGCACGCGCTGGCCGATAGGCTATCGGGTAGCGTGACTGGCGGGGCGCGTGTGCATCAGGCCGCTATCTTCGCGGCTCTGAAAGACGCTGGGTGGGTCGACATGGGTAGGCTCACGTCAACGCAATTTAAGACGAAGAAACACGTTTTCGCGGCGCCTGAAATAGTGGCCTCGCATAGCAAGTCAGACTTGCGGCGCATGGTAGAGGATGTGCCCCCGGGTGTAGTGGGCGGGGCACTGCGGCAGGTGAAGTAAAGAGAAAGGCCCCGATTAAGGGGCCTTTTTCATATGTCAAAGAGATAAGCAATCAGCGCGGCCACTAGGATGGCGAGTAGCATTGCAGCGCCTCCCACTCAATCGATTCGATCATGCGCTGATTGAGCAGGGGCAGGATGTCAATTCCACCTATGCGTGCCTCGAATAGTTCCATAGTGGCCGGGTAGTCCGGCTCTAGGGGTAAGCCCCCACTATTACGCTCACGCGCGCCTGTGACGGCTGGTGAGTATTCCAGAAGGCATTCGATTAGGATGCCTTCGTAGTTGTAGGTATGCTGGATCATTTGAAATAGTCCCCTGTACTGAGTAGGTGAAACGGTCCGAGCGTGCCTACAACGTGAGCAGCGCCGGTGAGGGTGAGACGGTGGGCTGCGGCGCGGGTTATCTGCATGACAGATACCCCATGCCGGTTAATCGGTACTTGCCAAGCCAGTAGATAACCCGGCCGGCTTTCATGTGTTCCTGCACCTCTGCGCGTGTGGCGTACCACGCCGCGCCTTCCTCAATCGCTTGCAGCATGTCAAACCCCTTCAGATGAATTGAACGGCTAGCCATGCCATCGCCAGTGCCCACGCGAAGGCGAAAGCATAATCGCGCCATGTGGTGCGTTGTTCGCGTTCGATTTTCATTCTTCGCCCTTTCTGATCGCGTCGAAAATCACGGACTTGTCATAGGCAGACGAAATCTCCGGACAAGGGTAACGGCCGTTTAAAAAATCAAAGCAATCGTGAAAAAAGGTCCAGTATTCTTGCGCTGCCCCGTGATTGCGTTCCCACGATTCGAGGCTGTCCAATTTTGCCTCTTCGAGCTGATTTTCAAGTGTGATTACTTGGTTTTCCAGTTCCGCAATACGCGCGAAAAGGTCAGCAGATTTAGAATCGCCGGCGCCGCCCACCGGCTCAGAAGAATACGTCTGCTCCCAGCCATTGGTCTGGCGGAGAAAATGAAACTCCCCGCAATACTGACTGCCGGAATAGTCCGGCATCACGATTACAGCTCCCACGGGGATGGCCGCGACCGCAGCTTCGAGGCCATCGGCCTCAACTCGGTGCTCCGGGCCGCCGGAGGCGTGGGCCACGTCGTGGGCCACGGGGAGATGCTTCCCAGCTACGCTTGGTCGCGTGTCGTAACCCAGCGTACCAACCCACACGTCGTGCAGGCTGCCAGACTGCTGGGCAGCGATTACAGCGACAACGTCGGTGTTTGTCATAATCATTTTGTTTCCCTTTCGTTAGTTGAACTGACAAGCTCAGTGTAAGACCTTTCCGTACATCATGCAAGCAATTCTTTAACAAATTGTCAGAAAAGTGCTTAGGTGACACATGGGGGGGTGGCATGTGTCAAATAGTCACGCATGTGTCGCGGATTTGGGGGTGATGGCACACGTCTAAGGCGTTGAGCCTTAAGGGTTTTTAGCTCTTATGTGTCAAATGTGTCGTTTTGAAATGATAATTAGAAAATCTACAGTAGTACTGTATATATATACAGTAGTAGTACTGTATATAGATGGACTTCATCCGAAAAGTGACACATTTGACACATCGGGGCGTATTTAGCCGCGTAATCAATGAGTTACGATGTGCCGGACGATGGCACATCGGTGACACATGTGATGGCACATTGCCCCAAAGACCGCGCTGTTAGCCCCACGTGTGTCAAATGTGTCATTCAAACAAATGGCACATTTGACACATACCGCCTAACGCCCTAACGCGACTGCAAACTGCCCGCGCAAACGGCACACGCTGCACATGTGCAATATGTGTCATTCAAACAAATGGCACATATTGCACATGCGAGCAGGCCGGCGACACGCCCGCACGCTGACAGGCGACAGCCGACGGCAGGTCGCATCGCGCATTTTGACCCCCCGGGTAGGGCCGGCGCAGGTCGGCGTCAGTTACGGGAGGGGCCACAAAAATTTTGATAAAAGTTTGGCAACCGTAAGGCTTCTTGTTACACAAAAATTTTGCTAAAAGTTTGACGGCTGCAAGGTAACTGCTAACAGAAACCCCATAGAACTCCATAGAACTCTTTATAGCGGCGCAAAACGATGCTATATAAGTGCGTATGATGCTATCTATCCCTCACTCCCCCCGGCAGTTGAAGGCCACAGAGACGCGCTTACAGGCGATCTATGACGCTGCCGCGCTAGGTCTCAAAGGCGACGCATTGGCCCTGGCTGCTGGTATGCTGCCCACCGAATACCGGCAGTTGTGTCAGATGGACTCGCTTGCGGAAATGGCCGCGCTAAAGGGCAAAGCCGACGCTGAATTGCGACTGGCTAAGGTCATGCACGACGCAGCGATGGAGGGCGACACTAAAGCGGCGCTGGCGATCCTTCAGAACCGCCACGACTGGACGCCCAAGCAGGAGATCAACATCGACGTGCATACGCGCATCTCGATCACGCAGGCGCTACAGGCCGCGCATGAGCGCGTCATTGAGGGTGAGGTTCTACGGTAATGCAGAAGCCTATCTATTCGTCTGACGAAGAACAAATGTTGATGACGCGGTTGTGGTCACCTAAGGTGTCCCACGACCCGGAAGCGTTTGTGCTGTTCTGCTTTCCCTGGGGACAGCCGAACACGCCCTTGGCTAAGTTCAGTGGCCCGCGTAAGTGGCAACGGGAGGTGCTGAGGAGCATCGGCGACCACATCAAGGCAAACGACGGCAAGTTGCAGATGGACACCCTGCGGCAGGCGGTCTCTAGCGGACGCGGTATCGGCAAGTCGGCTTTGGTCAGTTGGTTGATCTTGTGGATGATGACGACGCGTATCGGGGCGACGGTTATCGTCAGCGCCAACAGTGAGGCGCAATTGCGCTCAGTCACTTGGGGCGAGTTGTCCAAGTGGGCGGCGATGGCGATCAACGCGCACTGGTGGGAGATCTCGGCGACCAAGCTGCTGCCCGCGCAGTGGATTACGGAGTTGGTCGAGCGCGACCTGAAGAAGGGGACGCGCTACTGGTCGGCGGAAGGCAAGCTGTGGTCGGAAGAAAACCCGGACAGCTACGCCGGGGTGCACAACCACGACGGCATGATGTTGATATTCGATGAAGCGTCAGGCATACCGGACGCGATCTGGTCGGTGGGCGCGGGGTTCTTCACGGAAAACATCCTGGATCGGTATTGGTTCGCGTTTAGCAACCCACGGCGCAACACGGGATACTTCTTTGAATGTTTCAACTCCAAACGTAACTTCTGGAAAACGCGCAACATCGACGCCCGTACGGTCGAGGGTACGGACAAGCAGGTGTATGAGCAGATCATCGCGGAATACGGCGAGGATTCCAGCCAAGCGCGGATTGAAGTGTATGGCGAGTTCCCCAGCGCGGGTGAGGATCAGTTCATCTCACCAGTGCTGGTCGATGAAGCGCAGGCGCGACCCCGCTATCAGGACACCAGCGCGCCGATTATCGTGGGAGTGGACCCGGCGCGCAGCGGCGCGGACTCGACGGTGATACTGGCGCGGCAGGGACGGGACATTATCTCAATCAAACGCTATCAGGGCGAGGACACCATGACGATTGTGGGTCGGGTGATCGAGGCGATTGAGGAATTCCGGCCTGCGCTGACGGTGATCGACGAAGGTGGGCTGGGCTACGGCATTCTGGATCGGCTAACCGAACAGCGATATAAGGTAAGAGGAGTCAATTTCGGCTGGAAGTCGTCCAAACCTATTATGTGGGGCAATCGGCGGGCTGAAATGTGGGGTGCAATGCGCGAATGGCTGAGAACTGCTAGTATTCCCACTGATCGGCAGTTAAAATCAGACCTTATTGGCCCCACCAAGAAGCCTGATTCCAAAGGTACTATCTTCCTTGAAGGTAAAAAGGAGATGAAAGCCCGAGGATTGGCCTCCCCTGATGCGGCAGATGCGTTAGCGGTGACGTTTGCATTCCCGGTGGCGCATAAAGAGTATGCTGATAAGAATAAACCACGTACTTATCAAGGTAACAGCGTTATCAATTCATGGATGGGTGCCTGATATGCCGCTGAAGAAATCTGCAAGCAAACCAGCGTTCGCAAAGAACGTGAAAACCGAGATGGCGGCGGGCAAACCACAAAAGCAAGCTGTGGCAATCGCGTATAGTGTCCAGCGCAAGGCTGCGGCACCCAAAAAGGGTAAGTAAGCAATGGCAAAACGCGATGATGATCTGCTATCGACCGCCCGCGACCGTCTGAATCTGGCGATTTCGGCGTATTCCGAAAGCCGCGAAGATGAACTGGATGATCTGCGGTTCTTCGCAGGCTCGCCGGACAACCATTGGCAATGGCCCGCAGACGTTCTAGCGACCCGTGGTGCGGTTCAAGGGCAGACAATCAACGCACGCCCTTGCCTGACCATCAACAAGCTGCCACAGCACGTTAAACAGGTTACGAATGACCAACGCCAGAACCGTCCTGCGGGAAAAGTCATTCCTGCTGACGACAAAGCCGACATTGAAGTCGCTGAAATCTTCGACGGCATCGTCCGGCATATTGAGTACATCTCAGACGCCGATGTTGCTTATGACACCGCGTGCGAGAATCAAGTTAGCTATGGCGAAGGCTACATTCGTATCCTGACGGAATACTGCGACGAGGACACGTTCGACCAGGACATTAAGATTGGTCGCGTGCGGAACAGCTTCTCGGTCTATATGGATCCGATGATCCAAGATCCCTGCGGCGCTGACGCCAAGTGGTGTTTCATCACCGAGGACATTACCAAAGAAGATTACGAGCGCATGTTCCCGGATGCCTCACCGGTGACAACGCTGCAACAGATGGGCGTGGGCGATCAGTCGATCAACCAGTGGCTGAACGAGAACACCATTCGGATTGCTGAGTATTTCTACATCGACCACGAGCCTGCCACGCTGAACATGTATCACGGCGGGGCCACTGCGTTTGAAGGTACGCCTGAAGATAAGCAGATGAAGGCGATGGGCGTGAAGCCTATCAAGACGCGCCGCGTTGATCGTCAAAAGGTCAAATGGTGCAAGATCAACGGCTATGAAGTGCTGGAAGAGCGCGACTGGGCAGGCAAGTACATCCCGGTGGTGAAGGTTGTCGGTAACGAGTTTGAAGTAGATGGTCGTATCTACATGTCCGGCCTTGTGCGTAACGCCAAGGACGCGCAGCGTATGTACAACTATTGGGTGAGCCAAGAAGCCGAAATGCTGGCGCTGGCACCCAAGGCACCGTTCATTGGTTACGGCGGTCAGTTTGAAGGCTACGAGAACCAGTGGAAAACGGCTAACACGCAGAATTGGCCCTATTTGGAGGTTAATCCTGACGTGACCGACGGCCAAGGCCAGACTTTGCCGTTGCCGCAGCGTGCCATGCCTCCAATGGCTCAAACTGGCTTGATTCAAGCCAAAATGGGCGCTTCTGAGGACATTAAATCGACGACTGGACAGTATGACGCCAGCCTTGGCATGATGGGCAACGAACGCTCTGGCCGGGCTATTCTGGCGCGTGAGAAGCAAGGCGATACGGGCACCTATCACTACGTGGATAATCTGGCTCGCGCAGTGCGTCATGTAACGCGTCAGATCGTGGATATGATCCCTAAAATCTACGATACGCAGCGAATTGCACGCATCATCGGCATGGACGGCACAACCGACATGGCCTCCATTGACCCGACTCAAGCAG